CGGCGTTGATTTCACTGGGCGGGCGGCGGTCTCCTGTTTCAGTAGGATAACCCATTGCCGCCCGCCATTCTTGTATATTGATTTTTCTTTTTTTGACTACTCGTTCGTCTGTCGGCAAATATTTACCTCGCTGATTGAACCAACGCCGACACCTTTCAATGCTGGTTGCTTTGGCTATTGGATCGTGTCCGAAGGTTTCGCAGACAAGTTTAACGAGCGCCCGATCATCGTTCCGTGTGTGCGGATAGTTTTGAAGAATAAATTCAGTTTGCTTTTTAAGTGTTTTGATTCCTACGTAGTCCATAAAAGATTAACCTAATTTTTTGAGTCGCTCCTTTATGGTTTTGCAGGCAAGGAACGCTTCTTGGTCGTCCTTGTTGTCGCTAAAAATCCGCCATTCAAAGTCGCCCGTGTCTTTACCGAATCTAACAATTACCCTGTGATCAATCTTTTTGCCTGTCATCTCTTCATAGGCAATCTGATAAGCCGCTGTTTGGAGAGCATGCTCTGGATAAATACCGTTTGAACTTTTGAAGTCAAAAAGAACTAATTTTTTGCCTGTTTTACCGATGGCATCTAAAACACCAGCAAAGCCATGTTTCTGGCTGTAAATAATCATTTCTGATTCCAGCCATTTTACTTTTTGGTCTTTCTGGAATTGAAGAAAAGCAGTAATGCCATTTCTGATACGATCGTCTTCTGGTATTTCTGGTTTTTCGCCTTTGATCCAGCGGCTGACCCATTCGTGGATTTGTGTTCCGATATCTGCGGCTTCTTCTTTGATTCGGCGGTGTTCTTTTGTCGCTTCTTCAATGTCAAGCGTGGTTATCTGCTCGCCGTTTTCGATTTTGGCGAGCAGATATTGCTTGGTAAGGTTGACCGCCCAATTGATTAAGGCGCTGCTTTTGTCAATTATTCCCGTGAAGGTAGTAACCGATGGGATTAAGTTGCCCTCTTCGTCCCAGAATTTGTGTTTTTCGTCGTCAAAATAGATCGTTTTTTTGCCAGATTTGATTGAGGTTATCATGTTATTTTTTAACTACCGCCGCTAAAAATTGAGCTTTCATCATCGAGATGTATTTTTTGGTTGGGTGGTTGAGGTCAAGATTGTGACCAATTTTTGCCTCGATGAATTGCTTCTCTTGTCCGACCTTTGCGCCGTATTGTCTGGCAAGGGCGAAGAGTTCACTAATGTCTTTATCATCGCTGAAAAGCGGTTTTTGTTTGTCTGCTTCGTCCTGAATCTCTTCTGCTGATACGATTGCAGCGCTACCAATCACCTGAGCTTCTTGGTCTGTGATTTGTTTCTGTTCGTAAAGCTTGGCAATGTTTGCCAGCATTTCCTCATGAATTTTTACGCCGAATGCTTCAAGGATGGCTCGGTTTCTTGCTCTGGTCTGCGCCATGTGGTTTTGGTAACCTTTAAGCGTTCCCATTTTTTGGGTTGATGGTGAGCATTCGCCGATAATCCAATCGGTTATATCTTTATCTACGTCTCCCTCTACCAATTTGCAGGCGCAGATTGCTTTTTCGGTGTCATCGTTAGCGTATTTGATCCAGTTATATTTAAACTGGATATTTGGCTTGTACTCTTTTGCTTTCTGCGTAAGCCCGAGCTTATTGATGTACGGAATGTTGCCGAGAATGTTAACGCCAAAAGGCGAAACGCCTAAAACCTTAGCAGTGACGAGAATTAGATTTCGTTCTCTTATCTCTTGAGAAGTTTGTGGCTTGTTCATTAATCTTTGAGCGCCAAGCCAGATTGCTTTTTTATCGTCAGTGGTTGTTTTTTTGACTATTTTTTTGGTTGTCATGTTTTTGAGGTTTTTGTAATTTATCGGTGGATGTCAGAAATCTTCTTTGGGTGAATCGTCGCCGAAAACCCTTGATTTCTGGCATCCGCCGATGCGACCATTTTATTTTTTATTGGCGACGATTTCTTGTTGGCAGAATCCGCATACTTCTGGTGGCATCCAGTGTTTGCAGTAATTTCCTTGTTGTTCTTTTCTTATCTTCTCGTTGACCGCGTCTCTTACTAACCCTGCTATCGTTGCTTTTTCTCCTTCTCTTTTTTTCTGTTCTCTTAATTGATAAAGTGCTGCGATTGTTTCTTGCGGAAGTTTAATTAGATACATGTTGAAGTAATCGCACCACGTGTTTGGCTTGCCATAACCAGAAGGGATTCCAGTATCCTGTTCTGCCTTCAAAGGCGATTTGAGCCAGACCAGTAAATAGAATGGCTAAATCTAAGAAAACAAAAACAAGGATTGTGGTAATGGCGATTTGTAACACTTTTTTCATGATGCTTTTTTGTTTTTTGAGCTGATTAAGGCACAGCGTAGCCCGACCTTAAAAATAAAAATCCTCGCTTTTTGAGCGAGGTTTTTTCGGGCTGCGCCGCGTTGAATCAACCATTTTTATGAAGCGTTGAATCGCGCGCAGGTCATAACCTCGCTCAAAATCGATTTCTTAATTTTTTAATCTTCTATCCTAATTTTAAGAGAAATCCGAACGCTGTCAAATGTCAATCTGTGGATAACTCCGAACGATTAGTGCGCCTTTTTTCTGATGTATTTTTTCTCGTCTCGGCGGTATATTTCGTGAGCCGTTGAAACAGAAATATTAAAAAAACGCGCTAATTCACGAAATGTCCATCCGTTTCGGCGCTTTCTAACTAAATCTATATTTCGTTTAGTGTTCGGCTTCATTTAATCTCATTATAAACAACACTCCGAACGTGTCAAGTTAATAACTAACGCCCCTTAAATTTTCGGTATCTTGCTTCGAGTTCTCGGTCTGTCATCATTGTGTAGACCATCGTGCTTTCTATTTTTGCGTGTCCGAGGATATTCATTACGTCCGCGTTCGTCCCGCCTTTCTGAATTATTTCGTGTCCCATGTGATGTCTGAAGCTATGAGGATTGAGTGCTGGCTTGATGCCTGCTTTGTATGAATAACTACGAAGAGCATCTGTGATGGCTCGTGCGCTTAAGCGGCAGCCGCTGTTTGAAGCAATGTTAACAAATAATGCGTGTGGATCGATGTGTTTCATTCTTCTGGCTAATTGTTTTTTTCTTTCTAACCATTGAAGAATATTTTTATTTGTTTCTTTCGTCCAGAAAATTTCTCTGAATGGGCGCGTGCCTCGCGATTTTTCGGTTTTAATAATTGCCTTCATTCTACTAAAATCTAAATCTTCGATATTAAGTGATCGTAATTCGCCTACTCGCACTCCTGTGTCCCATAATAAATTAATGATTGAAAGGTTGCGAACGTGGCGCGGGTCTTTTCCGTCTTTTGGAATAACAGAAATTATTTTTTGGTATTGCTCTTCGGTAGCGCTGCGTGGAATGCTGGGCATCACTTTGGGCATAGGTATAAGTTGAGGATCAATAACTCGATAACCTTGCCGCATGTAAAAATCAAAGAAACTTCTTAGTGCCGATGCTTCGCCAACGAATGCTTTTTCTGTCCAGCCGAGCTTTTTAAGCATTGCGAAATAGTCCAAGATATCGTCCAGAATAATATTTTCTATTTCGGCGTCTTTGACAAATAAACAAAACTTACGCAAGTCGTAACTGTATCCTTTGAGAGTGTTTTTCTCGCTCCTGTAAGAACGCCACTCTATGAATTTATCTATTGCTTCACTTATCCTCATAAAGCACGAAACCCGCCGAGACAATCAGCGGGTTCGTGCCGTTTCCGCAAGAATAAATCTTGCGGGCGTAAAACCGCCACGTGGCGGTAGTAGAGTGATCAGCTCTACCATCGTTAATTGTGGCATAAATTCGCTGTTGTCTCAACCCCCGCGAGCGGGAGTGACCCTTTCGGGCAGCGGTTATTCTTTTTTAATTTTTTCGAGTAAAAAATAAACCTATTTATTAAAATTGTCAAGGGCGAGGCGTCTTTCTAAAAAATAGAGGGCTTGTAGTAAGCCCTCTGGTTGCTTGTCGTGATTATGGCGGCTCTTCGGCTTTGTTGTTCCTGATAATTTTGTAGATGCTATAAATTTTTCTCAATGCTAATTCTGCGGTTTCTTCATTTTTGAATTCTTTAATCAATTCTGTTGTCCATGCTTTTTTACACCAGCCGTTTTTGAAACGAATAACTTCTGCTCGTAAAATTTGCTTCCCTTGTCTCCAATAAATATACTCCTTCATATCTCCTCCTTTCTTTTTCTTTCATTCGTTTTAATCTTATTAACAATTCAATCACCTCATCTAATGTCCTAACGCCGAAAATCTTATGCCATAAATCATGTCTTTCTGCTTTAATCAATAAAAGATTGTCTGGTGAATCGCTACCTCCACGACATCGCGGTATTAAATGATGGTGATTCCTGCGACTTTTTTTCTTGTGTTTTGCCATTCTTTCCCCCTTTCTTTTTTTAATATCAAAAAGCAATCATCGCATAACCCGTGACTCATATCGGGCATCTCTTTGTCGTCCGCTTTTTTTCTGTAAAATTCGCACGGCTTTTCGCAAATTAAACAATCACATTTTAGCCACCTATCTTGATCAAAAACACAACACCCGTAAACTACTTGACACCGAATACAACAGCGATACATTCTTCTCATTTCTCACCTCATTTTTTTAAATTTTTAACGTACTTGCCCCAGCAATGTCCGCTCCATCTATACCACGGCTTGAGACCATAGTTTTGATAAAGCCAGACCGCTGCCTTGAGGTTGCCTTGCCACTCGTAAATATCAATCTTCATCGCCTTAAAAAAGTCATACCAAACAAGGCGGTTGATTTGCCCGTAACCGATATTGCCAGAACTAATTACTACTTCGCCGTCTTTTCCGAAATGTCGCCAGCCCGATTCACACTTGATAACTTCGCGTAAAATTAGAAAATCTCGATACCTCATACCACTTTCTAAAACAAGGTTATACAAATAAACTTTTGCCTGTTCTTCCTGTGTTAATTCCCGTATGAATTCTGCTTTTGGCAGCATTTTTTTCAGCTCTTTATCTATCAATTGTTGCATTCCGTACCATGTTGCGCTTACTACAAATGTCGCCAAAATCAGAAATTGTGCGATGTATTTAAACATAAGCGGCGGGTGTTTGCTCCCGCCAAACCCTTATTGCTGCTGTTCCTGTTGTGCTTCTTTACGAAAAATTCCCCATGATAAATCTTTTCGGGTGAATTGTCCTATGATCCAGAGAACCGCTCCGATCCCCTGTAAAATAGCAATTATTGCTTCTGTGAATATGCCTTCGTCTAAATCTAAACCGAAGGTGCGAAGAAGCGTCGCCACGATTGCGATGTACATGCCGACGCCTGCTTTTGAGATTGTTGTAAACATATTAGTTGTAAAGTTCATTTAATTTCGACCTTGTTTTTGGACCGACAATGCGACCTCCGAGCGCGTCAAGCTCGGCATCATCGGCGACTTTATATTTCTTTTGAAAAGCAAGCACTGCTTTGGCGGTGATTGCGCCGTAGTAGCCAGTGCTTTCTGTGTTGATCGGAAACAACCCTTCATATTTCAAAATATCTTGAAGGGCTTTTACGTCGTTGCTTGTTTTATTGAAATTTAAATCTCGCATAAAATTGTATTTTGGTTTTTCTGTTGTTTGTTCGGCAAATTTAAAGTTAATCAAATAAGCGGCAAATGTGTTTCTCTCTTTGTGAAAATCTTCAGTAATAATCCTTCTGCCTTGTATGGCATATTGAATGCCCCAGCTGTCTTCTATGATTAGGGCTTTTTTGCCTTGATATAAAGTAAAATCTACGGCTGTGACGCTGTGGTGCAGTTTCGGGTCATTGGTTTTGATAGTAGGAACATCTAACCATTCGTCGTAGTTGAATTTATACCAAACCATTACTCCTTTGCCTGTGGTCTGGATAATTGAGGCGATTGTTTCGATGTCGCCAATTGGTAGAATCACATAATTATTAACTTTGAAAATGGCACCCACTTCTTCCTTGTAATTCTCTATTCTGACTGCGTCCATCTGGGCATCGTTCATGCCTTGTGACGGCGCTAATACTTCAAGCGTTACGCCTTTACGTGCGATGTTTAGGGCATCAACGCCCCACATACCGCTTGCTGGTTTATTTTGACGACGTTGATAAATATGAGTTGCTGAAAAATGAACGTAATCGCCGTTTTTTAACCAGTAAAGAATACCAAGAAGTTTCGCCGCTGTTTGCGCTACGCAAGATCCGCTTCCGTTTTGATTAAAAATCGGAAACTTTCGCCATTCTTCTGGCTTCTTCTCTATCCAGTTGACTGGATTAATACTTGCGACAATTTCTTGAAATTGATAATCTTTCTGGCGCTCATCTGGCGTACGGGGATCTTCCAGTGCGCCTGTGCCGAATTGCTGTTTTTGAAATAAATTTTTAAACCAGTTTATGTTCATGGCTTTATTTTTCTTTTAAGAAAAACGAAATAACTGAAACAATAATGCTTACCACTGCAGAAATGCCCGCTACAATACCTTTGTGGCGAGATATTTCTTGCTCAATCGTATCAATGCGACAATCGTGTTTTTCTATGCTTCCGTTGATTTTTCTCAAGTGTTCTAAAATTCCATCGATTTTACCCTCGATTCTTCCGATACTTCGTTCTAAATTGTTAAGTTCGTTTTCGTTCATATTTTTGTTAGTTAGAAGTAGGTAATGACAACACAAATTCCAGGAGCTCCATTGCCACCTGAACCGCCATAAGTTCCACCAGCCCCCATCGAACCTCCGCCACCACCGCCACCGCCATATAATCCTCCCGCTCCTCCCTTTCCTCCGACTGATGTCCAACCGCCACCGCCACCTCCGCCACCACATCCACCTAATGGTTCATTGGTTAACACACTTGCTCCGTTTCCTCCGTCAGAACCACTGCCACATCCGCCGCTACCACCAGATATATTTCTGGTAACTGTTTTTCCTCCTCCGCCTCCACCACAAGTAGTGCCCCCAGATGATGGTTGTCCTCCACCTCCGCCACCACATCCACCGAAAACTTCGCCACTGGCACCTGCACCAGCATTCCCCCCATCTGTTCCATTACTTAAATTTCCTTTTCCTCCTGCACCGCCTGGAGCGGGGTTACTACCGCTAGCTCCCCCTTTACCACCACCAGCACGCACATAATTACCAAATGTAGTATCTCCCCCGTCACCTCCGCTGTTTCCAGGAGAACCGCCACTTCCACCTGCTCCTACTGTAACCGCCACAGAGGATGGTAATAAATCAGCTTGTAGAATTTGCCTTGAAGCACCACCACCTCCTCCGCCACCCGCAGATCCAGCATTTATTCCCTTTCCTCCTCCGCCACCACCGCCACCACCAATACAGGTAACTTCTATAACCTTCGCACCTGCTGGTTTATACCAAGTTCCACTTGAAGTAAATACTTGTACATCTGGTGATGCTGATTTCGGTTTCAACATAAATGGTCTCACATCCCTCAAAATATACCCCTGTCCTGCTGTGTCTTTATCTCTTATCTGAGCTTGTCCAACCCTGTTGTACACTTCGCAAATTACTATTTTATCCGATGGATAACTTGGCGGTGTTGGATTGGCTGCTTCTGTTCCTGCTACTATTGAAAGTGTGCCTGAGCTATCAATTACTAATAAATCTATTCGTGGGTTACTTGTTGGCGCTGTAAATTGCGGGCTGTCGCCACCAGCAAATTCCACTCTCGTGTCTCCGATAAAAAATACACCTTTTTCGACTTTTAATGTTAAGTTTGGCGTGCTTTGTTCGTGCGCCAAAAGCTGTGATGCTCCGTAGGCATCGTCTATTAAATTGTTGTATTGCGCGGCTGTTGCTGTGTCGCCTGCGTTGACTTTTGATGCTTTTGCCATAGTTTTTAATTTAAATTTAAATTTCTATCTCGACCTCAAATGTTGAATCCTCGCCTGATGATTTAGTGTAAGGGCTACCAAATAAGGCGCGGTTGAATAATCGACCTGATGAAAGTGTTCCCGATCCGTCAATAAATGTGCCAAATTCTGTATATGTCCCATTTGGAAGCAAGGCATCTGAAAAGAAAAATCTAAGTGTTAATAAGTTAGACGATATTGTATAACCTGAAATCGCGGCGCGGACGGTTGGAGTTTGAAGTTGTGTATCGCTGTTAGATGGCGGATTTGTACCAGTGCCAATATCTGCGTGTGTAATGTTTAAACTGTATGTATTGTCCCCAGCTAATCTTTTAAGAATCAAATTTCGCCCCGTGTTTTCGCCTAAAACAATCAGATTTTTTGTCCACTCCGAAATTCGCAGAATCTGATTCGTCCCTGCCTTTGTGGTGATAACCCGTATCCTACCTTTTATTTTTAGTTGTTCATTTTCTTTTATGACCATGTTCCAAAATTCCAAACTAAATCATTCGACCCGCTAACGCCCCATTTGTATGGTGGCGATTTTTTGATTGGAGTTTTAAGTGTGTCAAAAATTGACATCTCTTCATAAAATGTATCTAATCTTTGAAGTACTTCGTTTGTTGCAATCGTAATGTTCTTTTTGTCTTTACTTAGTAAATCAACCATCATGTCTGTGAGAGTAATGTCGCCTGATGCTATCATGCTTACTTCATACTCTAAGTGATCACTGCCTCTTGCTTTGGCATTAATGCGATTGATTTTGAAAAATTTATTAAGTCCGCGAATATCGCTACTAACAAGAATTTTTTGACCTGTGCGAAGTCCCGCTCTTGTTGTTTTAAATCTTGCTTCAAAAACACTTTCAGCAAATTTTTTAAGTTCTGCTTTGGCTCTGGTTTGGGCTTCGGCTATACTTGTAATGCTTTTATCAACTATCGCGTGCTGAAACTCGCCATATGTTGAAATTGAAATTTGATCTCTGACCGAAGCGATGATTGGAATAAAAGCGTCGCCATAAATTACAATTGTGTCTCCGCTGGCTGGCGCTGTCGTGAACCTAATAAATTTTTCATTGAAGTTATAAAGGCAGTCTACGGTGTTTGGATTGGTTTGTTGGTCTGTGCCGATTGTTTGAACGACCCCGTTCTTTTTGACCGTGATGTTATCGTATCTATAAGCCAGTTGAAATGTTTTGCGCGTACCGTCTCCGATGTATTTATCAACAGAATCTGCTTCACTTATAGTTTTTTTGTATTCCCCGCCTCTTACAAAAACGTGATTTTTAAGATTTAAGATTGTTTTATTAATTTCGAGAGTTTGCCATTCAAAATTTCCGCTGGTGTCATCTAAATTGAAAGGTGCGACGTTTGTTTCTTCGTCAAAGAAGTGAATGTCTTTATTTGCGTCTACATACCAATCCCAACCAATTTGATCAGCTAATTGAGTTAAGGCGCGGCTTACTTGTTCATAATTAAATTTTATTGACCCGACGGTTAGGTTATCTCCTTTGACATTGTTAGTTGTAAATCCACTGGTGAAGGTGTTGATGATATCAAGCACGATTGATTTGGCGCTCTGGTTCGCATAGGATTTGGTTACAAGTTTACCGTCAAGTTTAGCGCTCCAATCTTTACAGCGACATTCGTAACCGATGAGTTTTCCCCCGATAATTTTTTCATTTCTTTCTACTAAAATTCCACCGAATATTTTTTCGCCGTTTTCTAACAATTCAATCGTATCACCAAGATCTGGAATAGTTTTCGCGCCTGTCTTTTTAATCAGAAATTCAAGCCGATCGACTTCCTTTGTCAAAACCGAAGTCCAAGATAATGACGACCAATCAATTGAGCTGCTTCTATCTACATTGTTAATTTTTAGCGTGAGCATTTATAGTTTTAATTGATATTTAATGACCTTTGCGATGGCGTTTCCGAATTTTTCTGCTATTTCCATGTCAGTGTAAAAATCACCCTGTAAGTTAATCGTAATACCTCCCGTGCCTAAACCACCTAATCGGTTTAATGGAATAATTGCTTCTGGACCCGCTTCGCCGACCATGCCTAAGATTGGCTTGGTAACAATTCCGCCTTCTTGAAAAGGAATTATCTTGCTTATGCCTGATTTAATTGTTCCGCCAACAGATGAAACAAGTGATTTTGCCGCATTGACAGCGCTTGATAATGCGTTAATTAGTGATTGAACTACTCCTAAAACCGAGTTAACCGCATTTTTAATAAAATCAACCACGCCTTTGGTTATATCCTGAATTCCCAGAAAGTTTGTTTTCCACGCTGTATAAAGTGCTGTGCCAACGCTAATTATGGCTGAAATAGCGGCAACTATTAGTCCAAATGGACCAAGAGCCGCTAAAGCAGTTGACGCGGCTACAACGAACCCTGCTCCAACCATGCCAATCAATAAACTACCAGCAATGGTTAGAAGTGTGTTGTGTTTTTCTAATACCGCATTGATGCCGCCTTGTGCCTCGACCCATCTTAATATCGATTGAATAACCTCTTTAATAAATTCTACAAATGGTTGCCCTATTGCTTCCTCTATCTCTCCAAGATAAGTTCTAAGTGTTTGAGTCATACCAGTTAGTGTTTCTGAATATCTTTCTGCTTGCCCTTGTGTCGCTCGCATAACTGATTGAAGGATTGTTTGTTTGGATGCGTGTTCATCTATGTCAATTCCGAATTGTTTAAGTAATCTTCCACCGCCCTGAAAAGCCAAAATTAATGCGTTCGTTGCCTCTTCTAAACTGATGCCTCTAAAACGCGCTAAATCCATTGCCGCCTGAAACGCTTGCATTGTTAGATTGATGTCTCCAGTTGCCTGAAGGAGACGCGCCATACTCACTGCCGATTCTTCATTATCAAAACCAAATCGCATCGCAGCATTTGCCGCTTCTAAAATTTGACCCCTGTATTGTTGAAGTTTTGGCGGTAATGAACTCATAATTGCGTCAAACTTTGCCATTTTTACTTCTGATTCGGCAAACGCATTAATGCTTTTTAGTAAAGTTGCGCCTGCTATCGCCGCCAACGATCCTGCTAATATACCCGCTTTTAATCCAGCAAAGTTAAGCGAGCCCCCTAAATCAGAAACATCATTTGAAAGCCGATTTAAAGCCGTCGATGCTTCATCTCGGACTTTCACTAAGATATTAAGTTGGCTTGTTGCTTCCGACATTGTTTTGTGTTATAATTTTTTGGTCGATAAATAATGTGTTGTTTTTTTATGGCTTTTAATCAAGTCAATCAAAAACTCTCGGGTCTACAAATTTTTAAGGTTTTGAGCGGCATTTTCTTGTTTGCTATTATTTTGCTTATTATTATTGCCATATCCTCTAATAAATCCCCAAATAAAACCGTAATCCCTCTTCAAGCCAAATCTATTTCTAAAACTACGTTTACTGATCTGGATCGCTATAAATCTAATTACATAATTGAACGGTTTGTAGCTGATGGTGTATCAAATATCCTTTCACTTTCAAATAGTTACGATGATGTAACTGTTAAACTGAATGGAGAAATTCAACTATTTTCTACCTGCCCTCATCAAACATATAATCTTTGCTACGATTTTTCTGGCAAACGATTCATCTTTCGATCCGCCCCATTTAAAGACTCTGAAATAACTGTTCGTGGTTTTCCTTTGTCAAAATAATTTTTTTATTATTTTGTTGTTGTCCGTCTTTTGATTTCTTCACTCTCCGCTTTTAGCAATGCGCGAATTATATCAATGAACCAACTCGGCTGATTTTGGTATTCCTGATAAGTCCATTTCATTTCTCGGCAAATCAGCGCGGCAATCATTTCTTCTCTTAATTCTGCCTTCCCTAAGGCGAAATAGCGTTCCCATGTGTACGCTATTTCGCCGTCTGAAAATTTCCTGACTTTATTTTGTTTGCTTCTGCTACGACAAAATCGTATTCTTCTGGCGCACTATCTAAAAGACGATCAACGATGTTTTCTGAGCTGCCATCATAAGAAATAACCGCAACCTCAATAAGTTTCTTTTCTGCTTCATCCATAACTGAAGCGGGTATTTCATCTTTAACTTGCGCCGTATTACTTTCTATTTTCATTTCTTTTAAGAAGACGTTTCTCAATTCATTTCTTTCTCGGGCATTAAGGAAGGTTTTCATAACGATCTCTTTTCCAGATGGTGTTTTTATTGTTTTGGTTTCTCTTTCCATAATTTTTAGTAAGAATTAACTGTGTTATTGCATAAAACGCTTATCATTTTAGCGTCTGATAAATCATAATGCGCTTTGAAAGCGAGAGTTTGCATCACGATGTCGTTGAGTTTAATCGGTCTCGTGATTTCCTTAAAAATCACTTTATGAAGATCAATTTTAATTCTTGGGTTTGATGAATTGCCGATAGTCACATCGTTATTAACCAAATCAAGCCTCATGGCTTTTTTGGTCGCCGTTAATGCCACTTCTTTGAAGTCTGTTTCGTTTTGCCAGATCGCTTCTAATGTCCCCTCGATTGAGAGTTGCTTATTGAGAAGATCTATCGGAGAAAGGTTACCAAGTGCGAGGTCTTCTTCGATGTTCTTCTCAATCTTGAGCGTCAATGATCTAATGTTCATTGGCGACGCCGCATCTAAACCTGCCTGATTTGAAGCTAATTTGAAAGTAAAGTGTTTATGTGTGAAGCGGTTTTCGGCTGTTTGCGATGGCGTCAATGTTGCTGTTTCTCCTTTCTTGGCTTTAATTGTGACCTTGTAATTAAGAATTTTGCCAAGTTCGTAGGCAATTTCTAATGTCTGGATAACGCCGAGCGCGTGTTTATAATCTTGTCCGCTTAACGGATCGTCGATGCCGATTGTCAAACTTTGGTGTTGCGCTCCTTGTTGGACGCTGATTATGTGGTCATAAACGGTTGTCTCGCCGCTTTTGAGCGCGCTACTAATTGCGCCTAACGCCGCATAAAGCAATAACGGAAAGTGGCGGTCGCCAATTGGCGCTTCCCAGTTTCCTTCTGCCCATTGTTTGACTATTGTTTGTCCGATTGAATCCTCGATAACGCCAACGGTTGCATCGTCAAGCACTTTTTCGTCCTTCTCTTGAATATCAAGGCTTGAAAATGGTATCCAGTAGGACGGATTTACTGTCGTTCCTCTGGTTGTTTCTTTGCCTATACCTAATGAAAATAGTCTACCAATTCCTTTCATGTTTTTTATTCATTAATTATTTGACTTTTTTCGACCTTTTTTCTTTTGCTTTGCCAGATTTCTTCCGCTTCTTCGCGGCTTCTGGCTAAAATTGTTATTGGTTCGTATTCTCCACTGCCTGCGAAATGAAATTCTTGAAGTTCGCCCTCAATTTTTGTTTCGCTACCGACTATTTGTTTGTTTTTCGCGTTTTTTATCATGGTTTTTATTTTTTATGTTCTTGTGTATGTCGCCCGTGCTTTGATGATAATTGAAAATACGATGAATGATCTTGAACGATCCGTAATTGTAGCGACTGGCGACGCTGATGGTTCGACCCCGCCATCAGCTGTTCCGTTTAGTGTCGGGTTGTCGTCAAATCGTTTCATAATTTCATCTCTTAAATCTTCAATCTGTGTTGCATTTTGTATATTTTCTCCTTTTTCTAAAATTACAATCTCAAAAGAATAAATTCTGATATTATCTCGGTTCGTTAGTGTTTCTGCTTCAATGCTTGGCGATAAAAGAATCGCAGCTGGATATTTGGCAATGTCTCTATCAAAAATATTTGAAACCTTAAAGTCGTCTACCTGAACTTCGCCGAGTATGCCTGCTGTCACTAATGCGTCCAGCTCGGTTTTGATTGCATTTTTTAGTGTTGTTTCGATGCTCGCCATGATGACTAAAATTGATTTGCCTTATTAGCGATTTCTTGATTGACCTTATCAAGTGCTTGTAAAAATAATTTATTAATCTCTGGCGTTGCCTTTTTGGCTATTTTTATCATGAACGGATTCGGCTTTGTGCCAGGATGCCTTACTCTTTTTACTGGATGTTCTGCTCCTTCCCAGTAAAGCGCTCTTTTGAATTTCGGAAATATTTCGTGCGGGCGTGTGCCTTCGTGGACATAAACTGCATATTTTACTGTCGGAAACCACCTTGCCCATAATCTACCTGTTGCAAACCTGAAACTTTGCAGAAGAAATCCTGTTCTGTATGGCACTGGATCGTTTTTTAACGTGTATTTTGCTAACACTGCCTGCGACGCTACAATCGCCTTCTGAAAAATTGGCTCACTGATTTTCGGGTAATCTCTTAGCGCTCTTCGCAATGAATCCAAATTTTTAATTTCAATTTCTATGTCCGCCATGTTAGATGAATGCTGGTAATCGACGATATCTGGCGATTGTTTCTCTGTCCTCTGTTGTTATATCCTGCGCCCAGTTAATCGTTCCGCCTTCAAATGAATCATTGACTCTTCCTTCTGACTCTCGGCGCTTGAACCAGCGAATAACCAATCTTTCGGCTAAGTCTGTAATGTCCGCTGGTAGGGTATGCTTGCTTGTATCTCCTGCATTTGCGAAATCTATTTTATATCCCGCTTTGTATGTAAAACGCACCGCATTTATTCCCTTAATCAAACCGTAAAATTTGACGATGCCTGATTCTCCATTATCAAGTAATTCGTAATCATTAGCATTGAAATCAGTCCATTGAAGATCCGAAGTTGAACCTGAACGATATTGTGCTGAGATAATTTCTGAAACTGGTATTTGTTTCAAAAAGACCATATCCTGTATTTCGCCGTGAATAGAATAAACCTCGTCCGTATAAATGGTCTCTTTAAACCTTCGGTTTGTCTGGTTTTCTATAAAATCAGTCGCAGCATTAATTAAACGCTGAATAAGCACATCATGTCCTGTTGTGGTTATGGCAAGGCGATCTTTAATACGTTGATCCGTTGTTAATGCGTAATCTAATAATTTCTCCATGTTTTAATGTTTTTAAATTTTTAGAGAAGCCTCTCACGATATCCCCAGTTTTCACCAGAGAGTCGGTATTGAGATTCCTCAATTTTTTCAGGGTTTTATGTTTATATTTTTGAGCCCCCGCTTCTCTCCTCTTGTCTTATTGTCGCCAAGAGGAGAGTCAGCCGAAGCTCAGTCGTTAGTTGACTGGCTCTTGGTAAGCGCGACCAAGCAGTATTACGCAAGCCGCATCAAAACTTGGTGATGTGCCTCCAGGAGTAGCAACCGCTCTTAGATATCTCTTTCGTGAAGTACCTAAGCCCTCAATTCTTAAAATTTGCGAATTATTCGCTGCTGTTACTTGTGCGAAGGTTGCGCCGCTAACATCAGACCAAGTTGAAGCATCATCTGACTCTTGAATTTTGACATTAAGAGTCGGGCTTGTGCCTGAAACTGCGCCAACTTCAAGGATAGCCGCTGCTGAATTATATCCCTGCGTATCAACCGAACCACCATTAGTGTTTGAGCTGATAGTTTGCGGTCGGATTGTTACTGCTGCTTTAATCGCATCATAAACACTGCGCATATTTTATTTTTTGGCTTTCCTGCTCCTCTTGGGCTTGACAGCCGCCTCGTCCTCGACCTTTGCGCCCGTTGTCACGGGTACGGACTCCAGCGCGACGTACTCGTCGCCAAGATTCGCCGCCTCTTCATCCGTTAGCATGATAGTTTCGCCAATTTCTCGGCGTCCTCCCCATGCTATCGGTTTTATGACTTTATAAATTTTTTTTTCTTTTGTTGTGTTCATAATAATAATCTTTCTCTTTCTCCTCCCGTCCTGAGGAAGAGGTACAGGAGGAGAAAGAGTTTAATCGCTAAAATTAGGATGCCGCTGTCTTGATAACGGCAAAGGCTGCTGGAAGGACTACAGCCAAAGCATGACGATGCTTGTAGACAATTCCAGTCTGGTCTGATAATGCTACTTCTTTACCGCCGAAGCTGCCTGAGGCAAATTGACCAACACGCAATTCTCCTTTATCTCCGTAAGCAAGAGCTTTTAAATTACCGAAAATAGCAAACTTAGTTGAAGCTGCTGAATCAGAGATGGCTGGAAGATGGCGTGTGGTATAGACAGGATAGCCAAGAATTGAACCTACTGGCTTTGGACCACCACCTTGTGGGGTTTGTTCGGCAAACCCCGTATTGTTGTAACCAAAGATGTAGTTGCCTGCGCTATCCTTCTGAGATCGGATTTTCGCCCAGACAGTGCGGTTGAAGAAGAAGGCTGCACCCTCTAAGACCGACTCCTCAACGCCACCGATGGCATCTGATGCCTCCTCAATGTCAAATTTGGCAAAAGTAGTTTTGCCGCTTGCCATTGATTGCACCGTAACAGTTGGATGATTGAGAATGCCAACGAATGGTTTACCGTTCCCTGCGAAAGCTTCTTTATCGATTCGGTTGGCTAAGGCTTCACCGCCAAGCGCTAACAACCAATCAGCTAAGTTGACACTTGCATCTTCTAATAAGTCGTTGCCGAGCACGAAAGCAAGCTGCCATTTCTTAGCGATAAGATTGGCGCTCTTAAATGTTAGGCCAGTAACATTGCCTGCCGAATCGACGCCGAGATATTCGCCTTCGAGGAATGAACCTGTATAAGCAGGAATGCCGAGTTCGTCGGTTTTCATAGGCCACTTTTGCGCTTGGCTCATAACTAAACCGACAGAAGCGGCAATTCTTACAATCGCATCAGCCACCTCTTTGCTCACGAGATAACCACCTCGCGAATCTACTTCTTCAATAAGAGCTTCATTCGCTTTGGTTGAAACTCCAGCAAGAGGAGCGTTGCGAACAGCTTTGGCAAATTCTATTTTCTGCTCATCGGTCAAGCCTGATCTGTCGTAGCCGAATAAGGCGCGCTCCACCCTCATTTGACTGACGATTTTGCGCGTTTCGGCAGCAACGATAGGACTAACAGCCTCGCTAAGGCGCTTCTCAAGCACCGAATCAATGGCTGTTTCCAGTTTGCCTTCTAATTCTTTTATAAATTTCTCGTCCATTTCTTTTTTGCTCGCTCATTAAATTTTTCGAGCGATTTACTGGTGAGGTTATTGATTGAGCGCAAGACTTGACGAACTGCAAGCCACTCATCGAGAGCTTTAATGTCAAACCCTGCGTCACTCGACCTTTGTTTTGGCGTCCCTTTCTGGGATTCCTCCGCCACGCCACCCTGCTCATTATTGGTTGAGGCAGCGTTTTTGATTGCTTTTTTAATTTTTTCTGCTCCTTCTTCTCCATACTCACTGCGAATTATTTCAATAATTGCTTGTGAATGACGGACGATCGCATCGTCTACTTCTGATTGAAGTGCAGCAAGTTCTGCTCCAATTTTTTCTATGTCTTTCTCTGGTTCTGATTCTTGTTCCTGATTTTGTTCTTCATCTTCTTTTTGCGATTCTTCTTTCATTGATTTTTCTGGCGGTTCTTTGTCAAATTGTGCGTAGTGTTTGGCTAAATGGTTATAAACCGAATCCCATTCATCGTCTGGGATATCTACTCCGCCTCTTGCGCCCATTAAAGCCGCCATTGCCGCCGCAACTCCACGCCAGACGACTTGAAGTTCGCCGTTGATAACTTCGTGGTGTGGTAATTTGTACGCTCCGAATGTTTCTTTGTTTTCTACGTCGTACCAAGCAAAACCCCTGCGGTATTTTTCCCAGTTGATTGTGTCTGGCTCGCCTGATCCATCGCTTGAAGCCCACTTTCTAATTGATAGTTCTGCTTCGCCCGCGTCCCATTCTCTATCCTCTGGCGCTTTCGGCGTTTCTTCAAAAGAAACTGCGGTCTTGGTGTTCACGATGCCCGTAATTCCTTTGGTGGCGAGCATCGGAAGATCAAGACCTAAACTTTGCGCCTTGCTCAGTGAAAGAGCGAATGGATTGGCTGGAACTGGAACAAAACTAAACTCTAAAAGTTCCGCTTTTGTAATTTTATTTCCGTCTGTTTCAAGTGGAATAAAGCCGACCGAAGTGGCACGAACAATTTTCAAGTCGTAAAGCCGCCGCACTTGCTGAGCAAATGGATTAGCATCTTCGGGTGCAAACATTCCTTTGGCAATAAGTTTGCCGTCTTTAACTTCTATTTCTGTGGCAATGCCAATCGGCAAACTGAAATAATCATGCGCCCATAAAACAACAGGATTCATCCTGTAAAATGAAAGATCCCAGCCGTTTTGATCAATAGTTTCTCCTTGCCTATCAATATCGGCTGTTGAAACTACGACCTCAAAATTACCCGCGTCTTCGGCGGCTTTTGTTCGGGTGATAAAATCCTGCACCTCTTTCGTTTGAAGTTGTTCAGCGATTTTTGTTTTTATTTCTTCTGTTAACTTTTTAAATGTTTCATTCATATTTTCAAAATTAAATAAATTTATTTTTTTTCGACCTTTATTCAATAGAAATTTCTTCTGGTCTAATGTAACAGCGGCAGGAAGGATGAAGTGGCGGGTATTCAACGTCGCTATAATCAATCGCCAGTATTCCTCCTTCATTGCCTGTAACCTCATCTCCTTTTTCAAAGAATTTTTCTTCAATATCTATAACTTTGCCGTGCATTGAAGCGCAGAATTCGCAAACTCTTTCGTCCGCTGCTGTGTACCATTTAATCGTCTTAACTACTCCGCTCTGCTGCCACGCTTCTTTCGTTGCCGCGTTAGCGATTCTGAATGTTTCGGTTCTGGCTACTTGCTCAGCGCGGACTTCATCGCTGAAGTCATACACCTGAGAAACAAGATCTTTTAACTCCTCAAGGCTTGCGCCCTCGCTCAATCCTTGCTCTAATTTATCCCTCAAAAGAGCTATTGTGGTTTCGTTGTAACTACGAGACATAAGCTCGAGCGCCCGCTCAATCGCTCGGCGTACTTCTGGCGTTATCGGATCGGACAAATCAATGCCTAAAAGCGATGCCGCTTCTCTCGCTTCTTTTTCAAATAAATCAGTGGCTATTGGACTTGATAAATCTATAAGCAAACTTACCCACTCGTCTTTATTGAATAAATCGTCTTCGTTAATTGCTTTTGCTGTTTTTATTGCTTTTTCAAGGTTCGCGATCACTTCTTTTTTCTGATCGACATTAAATTTTTTTATTGCTTCCGCCTGCGCTTTTTCGTATGGTGTAACTCTGTTAACGAATGCTTTCCATAAAATTTCGTATTCATCGTCTGTCATATTGGTGATGTTTTTGCTTTTCTGGTCTTTCGTCTCTTTTATTTTTTGAGATGTTTCTTCCATTTCTTTGGCTAATTTTTCGGCTATTGATTTCGCTATTTCTTTTCTTTTTTCTGCACTTCTTGAATATTGAGTTTTTCTTCTGGCTGGTTTAGCGCTTCCACTAGTCTTGGCTTGTGGTCTTTTTGGCGCTTTTCTCTCTTCTGGCTTGCCTAATGGAACGCTTGAAAAGTCAGTCATTACGCTATCTCCGCCAGTAATTGGAGGTAAGCCCTCTTCTTCTCTGACTTCGTTCACACTTTTGTATGGCTTGTTACCGAGCGCGGCTTGATATTCTCTAATTTTTAATTCGCGGTCGTCTGGCACTGGATCAACGAAGTCAAGAAATAAATCGTCTCCATAGCGCGGCACTAAAAATTCGTTTAGGTAAGAAACAATCATCTGGACCTTCGGTTTAATCGTTCGTGCCGCGAACACATAATTGGCGGTTTCGGCTGTGGCTCGGTTTGTTTCACTTTCTGCTGTTCCGAGAATTGTTTTTGGCACTCTAAATCCTGCGAGAATTTTGTCTCTCATCACCTGCTGTAAGTTGTAGAAATCCATATCTTTCGGGTTATCTGATAGTGGCTGATAATCTGTACCTTTTGGCAAAGCAGCAACCTGATAAGAATTTTCCGCTCCTTTATAAATTGCTTCAAAGGATTTTTTCAAAATTTCTAATTGTTCTTTTGTGAAAGCGGTTTCTGATTTTAACAACCCACTGAGCCTTGCTCCGTTTTTGAAATAGTTAAGATTTACCTGGCTGGCATAATTATCAGCATTTATCCAGTCAAAAATTGCCTGAACCGTTCCTATTCCTTCGTATGGATCGTTAGGATCTGGATATTTGAAATGGATAACTTGATATGGTTTCAAAGTTTTAGTATTGTTACCAACTCTGTATTCGTAGCCCGAAATAAAATCTGGGAGGTTCTTTTTAATCGGTTTAACAAAGCGTGGGTTCAAAATATAAATTGCACTTGGTGCGTCATCTTCTTTCTCTACTCCGTCTAATAGCCAGTAAGCATTGCCCGTGAGTTCAAGGTGGGCGGCGGTGAGGTATTTCAATTCAAACCCTGTTTGGAATGAATTGACGCCGTCCAGCAAATCAAGTAAAGGGTGTTGATAGATTTCTTTCTGGTTTGATTCTCGGTCTAATTCAAAAAGTTTTAGCTCAACATTGGCTACGGCTTCAGCAATAGCGCGAATGCAAGCATAAACCCACCCTGTGTTTAATGCCATTGCTTTGTCCGCCGCGATTTTCTTTGTGCCTTGCCAGATAAAAAATGAATCGGAGCCGCCTAAACCATAAGACAGCGGCAAGTTTTCAATGTGCGCTTTTTTAATTACCCCTATCTTGTTTAGAAATTCATTAAAAATTGACATTGTTTGCGAAATAAAAAAGGGGCTGACAATATGCCCCGATTGAATCAGAACATATTGTCAGCCCCGTGTGGTTCTTCCACTTGAAGCTGTTTCCGCTTGCGCGGAATCAATTTTCAATTTGATTTTATTTTACCTTCAGAAAATTTATTGTCAAGCCCTTCCTGTGGATAACTTTTTTTCTCTTTTTTAGAGAGAACGAATGTATGAGTAAAAAGTTTCACAAAAGTGGGATTGTTTGAAGTTCTTCAATCGCTTTTTTGAATTCTTCTGGTCTATCAAAATTTAACATTAATCTAACTTCTAATGTTCGCACCTGTCCGTCTTTGATGGTGATATTCTCTATTCTGGCGTAATGCACGGCTTCTAAAACACGAAGCACGCGGTCTTCTCTTTCGGTTACTTCGCGTAATATTCTTGTTTTCTGTTCTTTATTGCTCATAATAATCCGATGACTTCGGGCATTTCTAATCCTTGCCGCGAAAGCCCGAAAACTAAATAACAAAAAGCGTCCATTAGATCGTCGTGATCGGTCACGCCAAAATTTACTAATTGGTCTATTAAATCCTCTGCGCCTTTTCTCGGAAATAAAATTGTACCATTTTGAATTAATGTTGCTGCCGTTCGCAATCTTGCCCGCTTGTCCGTTCCTGCTTGCATCGGCTCAACAGGAATCATTGCTCTTTGGAATTCTTCAATCGCTGCCTGCTGGTATGCAACCTTTTCAGGAAAGAAAATCGGAGGTGCGTAAATGCTAATTGTCCTATAAAGCGAAAGCGCCTGCTGTTTTGTTTCGTGAAAACTTAATCGCTCATTGATTGGATTTGGGAGAATAAAAATTTTCGGCACACCATCTACTAAAGCGCTTACGCCCGAAACCATTGCTGTGAAATCGGCGGTTTCTTTTTTTGAAATCGCAAAATCAACACCAACGCCCGCCTGCATAATACCTTCTGGGAGTTCGTCGTAGTATTGTATCCATTCCTCTTTCACTTCCTGTCCTTCTGACGGGACGACCTTTAATAAATACTCGCGAAGCCAAGCGGTACGCCCGACTTTTTGTTCTTGTTTTTTAATTGATTCTGGTGTTGGATATTTTCCTTGCCATGTCACTCTTCCTTCTGAATCAATTAATGGGTACTCTCGGTGAAAGAAAATCGGATCGTTTTTCAATCGAGCGATTAAAGAGTCAGTGTGAAGAATATTTCCGATGACAATTAATCGTGCATCTGTTTCTTCGATGGCTGGGATGATATCACTTCGCAACCAGCGCTCAGTTTTATCTCGGTATTCTTTCTTTTGAACTTTTTCGAGCTCTTCTGGATCATCGACAATGACGAGGTCTGGTCTGAATTGACGATGACGCAATCCTCTGAATTTTTGCCCGCGCGATCTTCCCATGATCCTTGCGCCGTTTGCTAAGACGATATTCGTTTCGGCGAATTTCGTGAATCCAGTTTTTATGATTTTGATTTTTTCTTCATAATCAAGTTTCAATAATTCGTTTGTTTCGAGTTCGCTTCTAATGTTTGCGATAGTTAATTTTACTATTTCGTCTGTTTCGTTGATCGGAACAATAAATTTTGCCTTCTCTTCCAACGCTGCCCAGAGCGGAAGCGCTAAACAGGCAGTGCTTGACTTCGCTGATCCTCTAAATCCGATTATCTCCAAGAATTTAATTTGCCAGTTTTCCAATAAAGAAATCATCTCTTGGTGAAAGGATGCGGGAGGTAATGTCAGATAGTGCGGGAGGTAGACAATCATGAAACCCAGCAGTGTTTTTGCCATTTCTCGCCGCGTGGATTGATCTTCCAGTAATTGAGCCATCGTTTCTTCGTCAATTAAGTTATTTGATTGTATTTGAATCAATTGATCCATTTGTTTGTGGAGGATTAATGATTCCGTAGTTTTTTAATGCGTTTAAAATAAGAATTTTTTTCTCTTGGATTATTTCGTAAGTGTGTGTGTGTTTCATTTCAAAAGTTCCAAGCTTCCTTTCAAAAATTCCTGCGTCCATTTTGGCTTCAAAAAGTTTTATTTTGGCATCGATGATTGTCTTTGCCGCTGCTACTCTTGCTCGTTCGTCCATCGTCTGATCAAGAACAATTCGCCACATCTGAATACAAAGTTGCTCGGTCTCGTCTTCTAACTGCGCGATGTGCTGCTCGACCTTTGCTTGGTCAAAACGATGAATGCGCTCACCCTGAATCTTTCTTTTTAGTTTAACAATGTAATGAGGATCAAGATTGATCGGATTATTTCTATCCTCTTTTAGTAAATTACTAATCGCGATTGCGCCTGCGCGAGGATTTAATGCGAGCACTTCTCTGACTCGTTCCATGTGATATTGTTCGGTTTCTTTTTTGTATTTTGGCATGGCTATTCTAACTCTAATAAACTATCGATGATGTTGTGTTGAATCGGTGGCGGGTTTTTGAAGTCCTCTTTTATTTTTTCTGGATCGCCCTTAAAAAATCCGAGTACCTTGTGGTGAACCTCTAAAAGCTGCGGATTTCTTAGAAGTGAATGGTCGCCTCTATAAAAAGTGTATAAGTTCTGGTGCGTTTTTACGACTTTTCTTTTACGCATATTTCGTTCTGCTCGGTGTGGCGCAGTGGCGAGCATCTGGACATAAATAATTTCATTGTAAAGTTCAAAAAGCAAACGAATGATTTCGTTTGTATCAAAGCCAAGTGTGGCGGTTTTTGCTGCGTCTAAGTTATGAAGTTCGGTGATTAAATCTGCGAGCGATTTTTTATCAAATTTTTCTTGCGCATTTAATCTAAGGTTTGCCCGTTTTTCATCTTCAATATGTAAATTAACAAAAACAGCGGGCACTTCTGTGAGCCCTTCTGCCTGCGCTGCTTCAATCCTGCGGTGTCCGCCGACAATGACATTTCGCCTGTCTCCGCACCGTTCGCATTGGTGTGTGTTGACTACGACTGGCTGTAAAAATCCGTATTCTTTGATGCTCTGGCGCACACTTGCGAGGATGTGGTCGCTTTTCTCACGCGGATTATAATCAGCTGGTCTTAATTCACTAATTTTTACTTCTTTTATTTCTATGTTTTTAATTTTTAAATATCTAAGAAAAATTTAATCGCTCGACGCCATAACCATTTCGGAAACCACCACGGACGCGGCTTGAAAATTTTTAGCATTGCGTGTTGCTGCGCTAAAATCGATGCCCGAATGTCTTTGTTGTACCAACGCCTTATTTTTTTTATTGCTTTTTGGCTCATAACTTTATCTAACACTTACACCTCTATTATTTCTGGTTCTCGTGATTTTGGTTGCCAAACCACGATCCATTTTTTAACCAAACTCGGTGTTTTATATTTTTCAAATTCTTTCGCGGCTTCGGCTACATTTTTCTTGCCAAGTTTGACTTGGACTAAAATAGCCCACTCTTCTGAAATAGCAAATAAATCTGAGCCGAGCTGATCTTGTTTAATAAATATTGTTTTTAAATCGTTTGTTTTTTTGTCACGCGTAATCAACCTTCTTATCTGCTCTAAATAAGCAACCTGATAACCGAGTTTTTCAAGCCACGCCTTCGTTTTGATTTTGTAATATTGCCCTTTATTTGCCATACAATACAATTATCTTAATTTTTTATTTTTCTAAGATGGTTTTAATTTGCGTGGCTGGTGAGCATACTTCGCGCCATTTAACCCAGTAGCATTATCCTATCGGTTAACCTTGCTGGTTGCACCACGATTTTTCATTTCGCCGCTCTTTCCGCCGCCGCTACTTGCTCTTGGATTTCGTTTATCGTCTGAAAAGAAAACTGGCTCTTGAAAAGTTCAGTTTTTAATTTAGCCAAACGCTCGACCAATTCGTTTGACTCTATTTTTTTGACTGGTTCTCTAATGTATCTTGCAGCGAAAATGTCAATTTCGCGCCAAAATTCTGAGTCATTCTGGGCGCGATTCATTAATCCGTTAATAATTCCTGCTGAAAGAAAAGTGGCTATTGACGGGCTAAATTTTCTGAAGCTCGGATGAGCCAGGAAGTAAATGGCTAATTGTTCTAATTGATTTTGGCTTAAAATCTCCATATCAAGCACTCTTTTAAGATTTCTGGCGTCCTTGCCTGTGATTATTGGTTTGATGCCGCGCGTGCGCTGTGTTGTTTCGTGCCAGAATTGAATGAATTGATTATGCTCTTTATGAGGTTTTTTCTTTTGTTTTTCCTCTTTTTTTTCTGTTTCCTGCGGCTTTGCCGCATATATATTTTTTGTATAATCGGTTTCTTTTGTAGTGTGTCCTTTTTGCGTGGGTCTTTTTGTCACACGATGTTTTTTTATTATCGTGTGTCCTTTTGTCACACGATGTTCTTCTGGTGAATCGTCAAATAGTGTTTGCGGCGGGTGGTGAAGGTTTAACCTATAAAAAATCTTACCGAATTTTGCCCTGCGTTTTTCTGCTGTGTCTAATAGTTCCCCGTCTTCGCTTCGGGCTTCGATAAGGTTGTATTTTTCGATTAGGTTTTTGATGGCTTTGGAGATGTGTTTGGCGCTGCGTCCTGTCTTTTTCATGAGTTGCCCCCTACTGATCCAGTCTTTTTCTTTTCGCCGTCCAGTTGCTTCATCTTCTATCCAGCCGAGTGTTTGGTCTGCCACTACAAGAAGAATTCTAAGTTCTACGTCTGATAAACGTGGCATCCATTCTCTAATTATTAAATGGGGAATCTGAGTTGTATTTGGAATAATTAAGTATTTTTGATCGTTCATGATAATATAAAACTTAGAAAAGCCTATTTAAAGCCGCGAGCCGACGCTTTTTCTCTTGGCGCTCGTATTCTTTGACATGCCAGCAAGTGCCGCGATATTTATATGATGGGCAGTTACAAATAATAGTCGAGCCGATGTCTATCACCTGATAGATTGTGTTGCGCTGCGTTTTTGATACAAACTCCATCTTTTTTGGTTTGTTGATTTCACTGGGCGGGCGGCGGTCTCCTGTTTCAGTAGGATAACCCATTGCCGCCCGCCATTCTTGTATATTGATTTTTCTTTTTTTGACTACTCGTTCGTCTGTCGGCAAATATTTACCTCG